GCATCACCTCTAAACTCTAAGACTGTATCAACAGTCTCTACTTTTTCAAATTTTATGTATTTAAACATTTTATACTCCTATTTGGTATTAAGTTTTTATATTCAGGCATAAAGTTTTTTAGTATTGTTTTAAAATATTGCAAACTTTTAGTGCCTTTTGCATGACCTATAATCGAAACTATCGCATCTACCTTTTGTTTCTTAACCGATTTTTTAAACTTGTACAGTGAATGTTTTCTTACAAACTTTACACTTTTCCAAGTTCTGTATCCAACAAAGTTAATCCCTTTGTTTATCTTTTGAATAGTCCAGTGCGAGAGTTCTAAATGTAACTTATCTTGTACAAACTTTTCGCACTTTTCTTTCATCTCTTTTGCTTCTTCAAGTGTAAGCCCGATAAGCACAAAATCATCAACATAACGGACATAACTTTTTATTTTTAATTCATGCTTTACAAAGTGGTCAAGCTCATTTAAGTATATAAGAGAATAAATCTGACTTAAAAGATTTCCAATAGGAATACCTTTTTTTGATGTATTTGCATCTGTAAATGTCATCATAAGATTAATGAATCTTTTATCTTTTATCTTTTTTTCAAAGAGTTTTTTTAGTACATCTCTATCTATAGAATAAAAAAACTTTCTAATATCAAGCTTAATAAAATAAGAGTCTCCACTATACTTTCGCATCTCTTGCTGTGTATACTGACTTGCTTTATGTGTACCGCCATTTTTTCTGCATGCATAGCTTGTATCAATAAATGCACTATTAAATATATTGTAAATAACCCTATAGATAGCATGTTGTACTACTAAGTCTCTAAAATGAGGTGCTTGTACAACTCTTTGCTTTGGTTCATAAACTATAAACTCTCTATAGGGACTAGGCACATATTCATCTCTTTTTAACTCTTCATAAAGTACATCTAAATTTTGAGCTAAATGTTTTTCAAATAAATATGTTCCTATTTTGCTTCTTTTTCCTTTGCGAGAATCCAAGTATGCATCATAAAGATTTTCTCTTGTAAAGGCTTTTTCATATAAATACCCATATTTTTTCGAGGTTTTAGGAATTTTTAATCCGTGTGAAATATTCATACTTGACATACTTTAACTATCCCCTCTTATAAATTTCGCTTATCGCTGGACTCCACATCCCTTTGTTCCAATCTTACCTTCCTTTTGGTATTTTAGGATTGAAAAAAAGTCGAAACCACCCACATTGTTGTTCGAGTTAGACGAATAATTGTTCAAATTGCAGGCAAAAACACCAGCATTGGACGAGTTATTCCAATTCCCACCGACAATCGGCACGAGCACACATCATGTAAATGTAGTAGCCCAAAGAGATTTATTTAAAATCTCCACTATTTTTAAGCTTGTTTATCCAAGCACCTATGATTTTTCCTATCTCATCAATGAGCTTAGATATTGCTAAAAATCTATGTTCAGGATTTGCCTTTTTTAGATTTTTAGTCCCATCTTTAAAAGCAAAGTAGCCGAGTTCATTTGCAAGAAATATCTGCATTCTTAACTTTTCGTGTTCAATATCTAAAGAAGTTAAAGAACTCTTCTTGTAGTATCTTTTTTGACACTCAACAATTAAGTCATAAACTTTGTAAGCACTATTTCTTATGTTGTTTGAAAGTGCAAATTTTTCGTATCGTGGAAAATGATTCAGATAAACATTAAGCAACTTCATCATCTCCACAAACTTTCTATTTAAACTCACTTCACCTTTACTAATAGACATATCGTTCGCTACCGCTCTCTATTACAGAGAAACAGAGGCGAAACCACCCACAGCGCTGCGCGAGTAAGACGAATAACCGTACAAACTGCAGGCAAAAACACCAGCACCGGACGAGTAATTCCAACCCCCACCGACAATCGGCACGAGCCCGTTTCGTAAATATTTATAAATATAGTCATTTCCAAAATCAGTTGTTCCACTTGTATTTGTCCCAGCTACGGTTGGTATTCCACAAGATGAAGCTCTGTACTCTGTTGAGTTTGTATCTGTAGAGAAATTCAGCACTTGATTCGCACCATTTCCAAAATATGTACTACCACTATTGCTATCAATCATCCCAGTTAGATTTAATAAATCATAGTTTGATTCATCTAATAAGTTTGCAGCTGTTAAAGTGTTCGGATGCACACTTGTTTTAAGTATCCTAAAATATCGAGGAGAGTAAACGCCATCAGTTGAAGCTATTGCTCTCTCAAGTCCAGCACTAACTGTAAAGTTATTACCATCTGATACTGCTGTAACAGTATAAGCTGCTGTGTTGTAAGTGCTTCCACTTGAAGGAGTGCCTCCGAAGTAAATAACATCATCAACTGCTAAACCGTGATTTGGCATAGCTACTGCTGTTGTCCCACTATCACAAGTTGCACCTGTTTTTGCTAAGTAAGTTAAACCTACAGCAATTTTCCACATATTTCCTGTAACATCTTTCACACCACAAGACTGTCCATTGTCTGTTGTTTTTGCTACATTTGATCCACTACCAGTTAATGCGCAGTTTGAGTAACCACTTTCTGTAAAAGTTACACTTGCATCATTGTAATCTTTAAGAGCATTGTTTAGATTTCCTTTTGGAAAATGAGGTAAAACATCATTGTAAGCAACAAGAGCAGAACCTACACCACTTTGAGACTGTGCTAATGATATAAGACCTATAACTTGCCACTCAAATATGGTCATAGCTGTATATCCATTGCCTGTACAAGCATCTATGAATCCACCATAATTGTTTGCAGGGCTAGCAACGAGATTTCCAATTGGATTATGTGAAGTTGATGTTGATAATGGGTCAAGTAGAGGTTTAGAAACCATTTTACCACCTACATTTCCAGCCAAGTATGCGAATTGTAAATATCCATTGGGATGGTCATTAAATGCACGAGGCATTACATATCCGCTTGTTGGAACATCTACTATGCTAATAACATTACCTGTCATTTTATAATAAAATTTAGGTCTATAAACGAATACACTACCTTGCGAATCAACTACATTTGCATAGTTTGGAGATGCCACATCATCATGACCACTCATTTTCGTAAACCCAGCAGGTAATAACTCATCAGGAATAGCCGCTTGACCGAAACCATAAGTTCCAGCTGTTCCTATTTTATAAGCATCATCTGATGGTAAAATATCAAAATCAATATCAACAAGTTTTGATAAACTTGCTCCAGCATAACTTAGCTGTTCTAAGTCTACACTCGTACCAGCAACTTCTTCGATTTTACGAACAAGTGTATCTCTTGCACTTTTTAATCCCATAATAACTCCTTTTTATTTTTTAAGTTTAAACCAGTTTAGTGACTTGCAGGTCAACATATTTGTACTTTTACAGTACACCAAAGAATTGTGCTTTTTGCTTTCTTGCTACAGAAGGATAATCCATTCCTGCATTAGTAATAGCATTTTCTGTATCTATCTTTAACTGTTGTGTCTCTTCTTTTGCCAAAGCTGCTAACTCTTTGTAATCATAACTATCTTGTCTATTTTGACTAGATACAGCGACATGACCTACTAATACATCATCAATGTCAGAGATAAAATCTTCTACCATGACAACTTGCGATTCTACATGTTCAACCATGTCATTAACTATTTTTGCACTCTTTGTATTGAGTTCAAGATAGGTGGTGTCTAGTGTGATAGTATTTGTGCTATCTCTTGTAATTGATTTGTCTAAAACTAATGGCATTTAAGCCTCCTTTTAAATTTGAATACCTGCAGTAGAAAGGGTATTAACAAGCCCTGTTCTAATTGTAAATTCTATGGAACCTAAAATAACATCATTTGCTAGTTTTCCATACATCTGGTTCTGAAGAACAGCCGACCCAGAGACATTTCTATAGATACTTATATATACTTTATCTGTTCCAATAACGTTAAAATATTCTGTATCTAAAGTATCCGCTAATCCAGCATCAATAGTAGGGTAAATATTTGACCCAGCCATAGCCAATGAAGCTGAATTATCTGCTTGAATTGCACTAGTTAAAGCATCACTAGCACTGTTTGATGTTGCATCTGTATATCCAGTCATAGTCTCAATACTATTAGATACAAATGTATCTAATTCATTTTGTTTAGTATAAGTATAGTTATCAAGTTGATTTTTATTTCCAGTAGTATAGTTGTCAAGTTGTGTCTCTTTATCTGTTGTGTAGTTATTTATATCTGTTATTTTTTCATTAGTGTGAGTGTCAAGTTGTATATTTTTAGCATCTTTGTATGTATCTAATTGATTTTGTTTAGTATTAGTATAGTTATCTAATTCAATTTTTTTACTTTCAGTAGTCGTAGAAATATTCTCTTTCATGCCATCTGTAAAAGTTTCTAATTGTACTTCTTTTTTGGTTCTGTAAGCATCCAACTCAAGTTTTTTATTTTCCCCAAATACACTAAACTCTCCAATTCTTGCATTCATAGCATCTTTAAGAATTTGAATTTTATCTGCTTCTATACTTCTTATATGAGTGTATTTCATATCTACTTGATAAGAGTTTTCTTCAACATCTCTCATATACCGTTGTGTTTTACTTTTTGTCGCTGTTATAGCATCTACAATTCCTTGAGTATGATTATCAAGTTGTGCTTCTTTGTCTGTTGTGTGAGAGTCGAGTTGTGCTACTTTTGCATCTTTGAATGTGTCAAGTT